GGTGGTAGGGCGTGCCGAGCCAGGTGCGGGCGACGGCGACGATGCGGGTGCGCATAGATTTTTCCGCCGGTGTGCTGCCGAAATGGCGGGTTGCGGCCCTTCGGGCCTGACCCACCCTACGAGCTTCGGCCGCTCTTCACGGGCTCGCCGGGCCTGGCGACGGCGAGGATGTAGTCGGGGCCGGGCATGTGGGGGAAGCCGCGGAAATTGGCGGCGTTGGCGAACTTCGATTTGCAGGTGGCGAGCTGCTTGTCGCAGCCGGCGGTGACGGTGAAGGCATCGCCCGGTGTCACGGCCAGCGCCATCGGCTGCCACAGCTCGAAGGTGGCCTCGCTTCCATCGAGCGTGTGACGCTTCACCTCCTGGGAACGGCCGCCGTTGGCGCCGGTCGAGAAGGTGACGAGGCCGCGGGTGAACCAGCCGGCGGCGAAAGCCGCGAGGCCCGAGGCGGTGAACAGGCGCGGGGTTGGGGCGGCGAGGACGCTGCCGGTACCGCCGAAGGCGGCGCTGTCGAGATCGATGCCGCAGCGGTTGTCGCCCAGGTCGGCGTCGCAGGCGGACTGGTAGAGGCGGCCCTTGGGCTGCTGGAGGTAGTGGGCGAGGCCGCGTACCTCGGCCGTGAAGGCGGCGCCTGAGCGGCGCACCTCGCCGAGGCTGCCTGAGCGCATCAGCACGCGTTGCTCTGGATCAGCCCAGTTGACGCGCCAGATCTCGACGGCGGCATCGTCATAGAGGCCGGCGGCGAGGTCGTCCTCGTTGAGGCGGTCGGAGTTGAGTGCGGAGGCCACCTCAAGGTTGTCGACGGAGAGCCCGAGCGCGTCCTTGATCTCGCTGGCCGTGAACCCGGTGGCGGCCTCGAAGATCGTGCCGTCGAAAGCGAGGTCGCGGTCGTGGTCGGTGAAGCCGAAGCGCACGCTATCCGCGCGCGTGATGCGCCAACACCAGGCCAGGGTGGTGGTGCCGGAGGCGAGGTGGGATTGGAGGGAAGCGGGGAGCTTTTTCATGGTGAGATGTTGGGTCTGTCGCGGAGCGAGCTGGCGGGGATGAACACCCGCGGAAAATAGTGAGAACGTCGTATCCATGTTCCGTCGCTCCTCAGAGCGCCGGCACCATGCGATGCGAACATCGTCCCGGGCGCCAAGCGACACCCACCATCTCACCGCTTACCATCTCACCCGTCACGGGGACGGCGTCCCGGTGTCAGGCCCGGAGTGTCTGACCGCTACAGGCGGATCTCGACGATGGGGATGGAGGGGATGGCCCCGTGGCGGAAGCCCTGGAGATTGATCTCCAGCCGGTCGGTGTCGAAGCGGACCGGGACGTCGAACTCGAAGCCGGCCGTGATGGGCTGGCCGACTGCGGGGATGTGGCCGGGCGCAAAGGTGACAATGCCGGTGGTGTGGTCGATGGCGTAGTCGACGGCAGGCGCCTGCGCGATGCCGCCGACGGCAATGAGCAGGGAGCCGGCAACAGGCTTCCTGATGTCACGGGCCCAGGGGTTGAAGGTGGAGCCGTAGGTTTTCACGAGCTGGAAGAGGGCAGTGGCGCCGTCGCCGGTGCCGACGAGCTGGTCGAGGGCGGTCGGGCTAGCCTCGGGCGGGCAGGACTTGAAGTCGAGGGGGTCGCGCCAGCGGAAGCCGTGGAGCCGGCCACGCCGCTCCTCGAAGAAGGCGATGACGGCGTGAAGGTCGTCGAGCGACTTCACGCCGTAGCCGGCGTTCCAGCTGCGACGCGAATTGGCCCAGCGGGCGTTGCGCTCCTCCGCGCCGGAGCCGAGCACCATCACGTCGGTGCGGCGCTCCGGGCCGCCGTGGGCAGTGCGGGAGATGGCAGTGGGGAAGCGGGTTTCGTGGAACATGGGTTCGGCAGTCGGCAGTCGGCAGTCGGCAATCGGCAGTCGCAGGGTGAGCGTCCCCACTGCCGACTGCCTATCGCCGACTGCCGCCTTTCACAGGTTGCGCTGCCCCTGCGCGACGGCGCGGGCCAGCAGGGCTGCAAGCTGGGTCTCGGAGCGGCGGAAGCTTTCCACGTCTGGGGTGCTGATATTGAAGGTGACGGCGATGCCCGCGCCGCCTTGGGCGCGGATGCCCAGGCGGCCGTCGGGGCCGCGTGCAAGAGGGAGGATCGCCTCAGGGCCGCGCTCGCCGGCGAGGCCGATGCGGTTGCCGGCGAGCGGGAAGGCGACGGGGCTGGCGATGACGCCGCCCTGCGCGAACGGCACCGGGAGGCCCTGGCGGATCACGCCGCCGCGGGCGAAGGCAGCGCCGCCGACGAGCCCCGCCAGCGCATTGCCGATGCTGTCGGTGAGCGGCTTGAAGGCCGCCTTCAGCGCGATCTCGGACAGGCGCAGGGCGAGCGAGCGCAGCACGTCGCCGAAGCTTCGGCCTTTCAGCGCCAGGTCCACGAAGGACTGGGACAAGGCGCCGGAGAAGCGCGCGCCGGCCTTGGAGACCTCGGCGAGCTGCGCCTCCAGCGGGCGCGTGTCGGCGTCGATGGTGACGGTGAGGGTGGGGGCGAGATCGTCGGGCATGGGGGTGAGCTGGCGAGTTGGAGGAGCGAATAGGGAATAGCGAGTAGAGAATAGGGGCAGGCGGCTGGCCGGCTCCGTCCGCTACTCGTGCTCGCTATTCGCTCTTGTCGGGATAACGGCCGATCAGTTCTGCGAGGGTCTTCCGGGACAATGGTTCGTCGACATGGGACGGACCGAGGAGACCGCGCAGCGCCGCGTCCAGCTCACTGGGCGTCATGGACCAGAAGTCGGCGGGGCGGAGGCGGAGCAGGCCGAGGCCGGCGGCCATCACGTCGGCCCAGGGAAAGGGCGCGTGTCGCCCTCCCGCTCCCGAGGTCCCGGATCTGAGCGCCGGTCGCCTGCGGCTCGCGTCGCTCCGTCCGGGATGACGGGTGCGAGATCAGCCCCGGACGGTCTGACACCGGCGCTGATACCGAACGTGGCGCTCAGCAGGCGGGCGACGACGTCGACGAAGCCTGCGGCGGCGCCGTCGGCCTGCATGCGGGCGACGGCTTCGTCGGCGATGTCGTGGCCGGCGCCGCGCAGGCCGGCGCCGATGATGCGGGTGGCATCGAGGGCGGAGAGGCGGCCCGACTGGAAGCGCTCGGCGAGCGCCAGCATGTCCTCGTGGCCGAAGGTGTGCTCCAGCTCGGCCAGGGCGCCGAGCGTGAGACACAGCGTGTAGGGGCGGCCGTCGAGGCGGGCCTCGATCTCGCCTCGATGGGGGTTGGGCATGGGGTTCCTCCGGAACCGGTGACATGGCGAGTGTGGTGAGGTGGTGAGTTCAGGTCGGTGTCAGACCCGGAGGGTCTGACCCTAGGTGAATGTCAGCTCGCCGGCTGACTCCAGGGAGAGGTCGAAGCTGACTTCACCGTCGTGGCGGCCGGTGAGCTCGAAGGCGGCGATCTGGAAGGGACCCTCGACGGTGCCGAAATCGGGGATGACGACCCGCCACACTCGGATCGTGCCGGCGAAGACGTAGTCGCGGATGAGGGCGTCGGAGGCGGCATCCTTGAAGATGCCGGAGCCCGACACCTTGGCGTGCTTGGCGCCGGCGCCCGCCAGCAGCTCGCGCCACTGGCCGGCGGATTCGGCGTGGGTTATGTCTACCGTCTCGCTGTTGAAGGCGATCGAGCGGGAGCGCAGGCCGGCCACGGTGACGAAATTGCCGAGGCCGTCGCTGTCAATCTTGAGGAGGAGGTCTTTGCCTTTCTGTGCGGCCATGCGGAGCTCCTGAGCCGATTGGGTGAGAGGCTGGGCGAAGTGATGAGCGGTGACAGCTACGGCTCGGTTACGGCGCGGAAGCGGGCGAGAGCGTGGACCGTCTCGCCGTCGGAGTCTCGGCGGAACTCGGAGTGCTCGTGCCGGAGATTGACGAGGCTATGACCGGCGACGGCGAGAGGCCGGTCGTGCAGAGCGGTGCGGACGGCGCCGAGCAGCTCGTGCGCCTGCTTCCTGCCTCGTGCGCCGGACCAGACGTGAACAGTGAAGGTGTGCTCCGTGCCATCCTCGCTGCCCGTCGACCAGTCCTTCGCCGTCATCCGGCCGAGGGTGATGTAGGGCAGCGCGGTGCCTTGGGGAACATCGTCGAAAATGCGGTCAGGACCGAGGAGCACGGTGACTGCCGCGTCGCCGCTCAGAGCGGCGAAGACTGCCTGCTGGAGGGACCAGGACATTGTGCGAGATGGTGAGTGGTGAGGTGGCGAGTGGGGGCAGTAGGCGGTAGCTGGCCACGGGCAACATCCACGGGCTCGCCCACTGCCGCCTATCGCCTATTGCGCAGGTGTCAGACCCGGAGGGTCTGACACCGTTACAGCGGCGCGCCCCAGATGCGGCGGACGGCGCGTTCGAGGGCGTCGCGGCGCGCGTCATCCTCGGCGGTGTGCTGGGAAGAGGAGACGGCTTCGAGCTCGTCCTGAAGCTCGCGCCGGAGGCGGGCGACGGTCTGGGACGACAGGAGGTCGTCGCGGAGATGCTGAATGAGGCGGCCGCTGGGGCGGGCGGGGATGGCAGTGGTCTTCATAGCGAGCGTTCCTCGCATAGGCACGTGAGGTGGGTGCGGAGTGGGCCGTCAAGCACGGCGACGATCTCGTAGATGCGAACGCCCTGGCGGAAGCGCATGGCGGGTGCGACGCCGGGGCGGTGACGGATCGAGACCCGGTGGGTGAGCCGGCCGGCGACCTGATCGTGCCTCAGCCGCTCGTCGCCGGTGATGGGGCGCACATGCGCCCACATCTCGGCCAGCGTTTGCCAGGCCACGGATGCGCCGCCGCCGCCGTCTGGCGTGCGGACAGGCTGCTCCAGGGTGAGGCGGTCGCGGAAGGAGGCAATGTTCATGGTGAATGGCGAGTTTGAGGCCGAGGAAGGACGATGGACGTGCGGCCAGGCAACACGGCCCATCGGCTTGTTGCGCCCTACAAGCGCGGAGTTCTGTAAGGCGCGAGGAGGTCGCAGACCATGTCGGGC